CACCGCTGCCATCATGTACACTGTACTTTTCTGTGTCTATTGTACTATCTAAAAAATTTAGTATACTAGGTATAACTACTTTGATGTTATGTGTTTTGTAGTTGTCTATTCTACTAAGTCCACCTAAACATAATACTTTAGTGTTGTATTGTAATTGAATAGCGTCTAATCTGTCAAGTATTTCTTTTTGTCTTGTAACTAGTATGTTTTCTAAATCTATGTGATGTGGAAGAGAATCTTCGTTTGAATCTCTTCTGTGTCGTAACAAATCACTTTGTATAAAAATAACACAAGGATAATTATGATATTCTAATGCACATTCTATGCTATCTAGTATATCGTAATTATTGTAGCCGCCACATGAAATGTTTTGTACACTAATATGTTCGTCTAGATGTGTAGCAAGTCCTTGATGTTCGTGCGGCACACCCCAGCTATCAGCACACAATAATACCTTACATGTCTTGTCTAGTAAATGTGTATCTCGTGGTAGTTGATGTGTATCTAAACGTTTTTTCATTGTTCTTTGGATTGCCTGTTCATTGCTTTTGTAAGTCCATACTTGCGTATGTCTCCGCTGAAAAGATGCAATTCGACTGCTTTCTTTTCATCAGTAACTACAATGCCATGACGTCCAACCCAATAAGGACAATTAATAAATCTGTCTAAAAAAATAATAACTTGGCTAGTTATTTTAAAGTCTTTTGGAAAAGGAACATCGTATGTTTGTATTTGTAGTTCCTCGGTGATGAACATCATCCCTTCATCAGTTAATCTAAGGCCACCGTTAAGTCGTGTGTTTTGCCACCATACAGGCAAGTTTTGTTTTAAAGTAACTTCGTTAACTGCTTGTCCTGATGATCTTAGAAAAACTTTTGTAAGGGATTCTTTATTCATTTTCACTTTCTATTGTCCCCTGAGTAAGTTTATAAACGGCAAACTCGTCGGTGTCGAATAGAGTGTTTAATTTTTTTGATAAGTTATGTGCGTGGCCTGGGTTAGAAAAACTTGTTTTCTTATATTTAGGTCCTGGATAGCTCGTTAACATATTAGAGCTTTTTAAGTTAAAAGGCTTTCCCTGGAAAAACACAGCCCAGATTGCTTCAGAGTCAAGAATTTGTTCTACTTTGTAAGTTTTCTTATTTACATGCTCTAATAGCACATTTGGTTTAGGTCTGCTCATATGCGTATTTCCTTAAAATAAACTACGCATATATTTATCCTTTTTTTAGCTTTTGCCCCAACCTGAACCGCCATCTAATTCAACGGTAATATCTTCTGTAGATGTGTTTGATGAAGAGTTTCTTAATAGATCTTCGTAGTTGCCTGCAAGTCTTGACATAACAATACCTAGAGTATTTGCTAGTGTACGAGCAGTTGCCATAGTAAGTTTTACTTCTTTCTGATTGGCTTTGTCTAACTGTTCAACAGTTTTAATAAACTGCTGTATTGGCAATGTATTCAATGGTTCACTTGGCACGACTCAACTCCTGACGCATTTCAATATCTGTTTTAAAAGGTCCTTTATATTCATATCGCTCAAGTGTAATTAGCTTAGGACAATGACTTTTAACCCAACCTTTGTCAAATTTAATAATATAGTAACCTGCACAATAAAGACTCTTTGACTTTTCACTTTTAGTAAACAGTGGAAGGTTGCGTTTCACATCATACATAGTATTGTATGGTTTTCCGCTGGTTGTGTAACCATTAATTTCTTTTACATCATCAACACTAACAATTTTAGTTTTTGCTTCAAAAAAGTCAGGACCAAATGTTTTGATAAGAGACTTTTTGCTATTGTAATTGCTTACACCTCTAGCACTACTAATCACATACTTGTTATTTTCATCTATACGTAACGTACCTACTCTAGTTCCTTGTTCTTCTAAGATCCAGAACTTCCCGTCAAGTATAGGCTTTGCTTTTACAGTCATACAGGGTACCTCGCTGCCAATGGTTTAGAATATTGTTCTGCTTGGTCTGCAATACGTTGCATATCCCATTTAGCACAGAACTTCATTAAGCGTAATCCAACTTGTGCAATTTCTTTAGGTTGCACAGATGTTACGGTATTATTTATAATCTCTCTAATCTCTGCAGGTTGTGCAGTCAAATCACAAAGAGTTACATTGCGATTGTAGTCATCTAGTACACGATGTTCATCGCCATTATGATCAACCCAACGCTGTAGCATAAGATTATTCCAGTTAAAACCTTTCGTTGTTTTATCTTCGAACGCTTCAAGTAATCCAACTTTGTTTTTTGTGCCTTTTGTTCGTACACCTGGGTAAGCACTGAATACGTTATCACTAGTATCTCCTCGCATACATTTTTCAAACAGTAACCATTGTGGATCAGGAGCACCTTTAGGCTCACCTGTCTTTTTATCTATAACAGGTTGCTTTTTCTTATCGTCAAAGTAACCTTCATGTGTAATAATTGTATTGCTAACACCATTGTACTGTTTTACATTAGGTGCAATAAGTTGTGCAAAGTCACCATCTGTACTAATAATAACGTGATCGTCATCTGGATGATTTTGTACCCAACCTGCAATAAGATCATCTGCTTCTAGTTGCGGATGTCGAATCATTGTACAGTTAGTTTTAGTATCAATAAAATCTTTAAACTCATCAAAGATTTCCCAAAACACTTTATCTTCTTCTGCTTCACGCGGATTCATTGCATCGCGTGTTTCTTGTCTGTTACGTTTGTATGGCTCGTAATAATCTTTACGCCAACTACGGCCTTCTAAACAAAACACCACATGATCTGCATTAAAGTCATTCCATGCTTTTTTAATGCTGTTAAGTGTAATGTGTAATGCCATACCTACTTTAGTATCTACATCGCCACGTACAACATGACGAGCTCTAAAGAAAGTGTTAGCAGTGTCTACTAATACATATGTACTCATTTTTCAAATATTCTCTTCATTGATCGTTTAAACAGGTTGTACATGTCTTCTAACTTTAGTCCTGGATAGTAATCTTTTAAACTAGTTGCCTTTGCTTGTTCTTGCAGTAGTAGATGTTTGCGATCAGAATCTTCAACTCTAACAAGTTTTACAGTGTCGTCTGTTCTAAATCTAACTGCATACAAAGGATCACCTCTTTTAAATTTTACTTCTGTTACGCCAGGCTTTACAAAAAACGTAAAGTTAGTAGGCCTGCACCATTTACTAATATTAAACTCACCTGGCATATTTGTCAAGTCTAAATTTACCAAAGGAGGCTGAACTATTTCCATTATAATGTTATCACCGTTGTTTACAAAATAGTATTGTAATCCAACGTTTATGCAAGGTATTCCGTTCATTAGTTTGCTTTCAGGTGCATTTACATCTAAATAAGGACCAAGTGGTCTTGATTTTGATCTAGTATTGCTAATGCCCCAATGCTCGTCGCTGATTTTTCCAATTGTAAAATCAATAGGACTAGTAATATAGAATGTGTTTTTTACGTGGCTTGTAAATGCAGGACATTTAAAAACATCCATAGTACCATACTTGTCTTTAAGATAAGACAATACAGGAACAGGTTCGTTAATCAAAAGATCATCTTCGAACAAGTTGCTTATTTGTTGTCTGGTACTGGACAACATTCCAAAATACTCAACAGTTTGCATTAACTAACTTCGCTTTTGTCTTTGTCAATTGGCACTACGTTAATATAACCCATTCCTCTATCAGATGATTGACCATCTTCTTCTAGCATTTGAATAACAATAGTTCTAAACCATTTGTCAACTATCTGTTCAGGAGTTTCACCTTTGTATCCTGCATCAAGTAACTGTTCAATAAACTCGTTGTTCCAATCAAGTTCAAAGAAACCGTTTCGAATATTATCAGGATTAATTTGTGTATCAAGTACAGCAACCCAAGGTTTGCCTTCTTTTGTTGCAGCCTGTTTTTCAGCCTCAAGAGCTTCTCGGCGAATTTCTTCCTGTGTCTTTTCTTTTACAGGTTCTTCAATCTTAGATTTGATTCCTGCATCTCTTACTAGTTTACTCCACCATCCCATTACATATGTCTCCTTACACGTTCAACAAAAGCATCGTCAACATTGACTTTTGCTTTTGCTTGTTGTTCTTTTTCAAATTCGTCTGGGTCAAACGCATTCTCAAGTCCCCCACGCATTTCCGAATAAGGA